TCGAATTGCCGACCGATCCTTGATGGTCAACCGTGATGACGGCGCCGAGCACCGTCGAAGACACATTCGCCGCGATCAGGACCGCGTTTAGGTTGAGCGCCGAGTTGAGCGCTGCCGCGACGGTCGCGGCTGTCTCGCCAGCTCCGAGCGTATGGCTGATCGTAACAGGAAACCCGTTGGCGTTCGTCGCCGACAGATAGGGGTTGAGGATGTCGAGGGTGACTACATCGCCGGAGGTGAAGACCGAGCCTCCAATCGTCACCGTCGCGGTTGCCGGCGTAACGGCGGCGCTGCCTATGACGAAAGCACCATCGGCGGGATCGACGACAACGACGTCAGGGACCGGCGCCGCCTGGTTGCGCGCGAGAGATACTTTGCTTGTGCCGGGGAGAACCCCGAGCGAGGTCACGTTCCCGTTGGCGTCAACCGTCGAGCAGTTTCCCGACCAGCACTCGAACGAAATGGCGTTGACTGCGATCCCGCCGCGATAGCCGCTCTGAGGCGTTGCGGCGAAGAGAGAGAGGCCAGCCGAGCGAACCAGTTTGAACTTTTTCTGCTCGTTCTCGCCTAATTGTTCGGCATAGGCGTTTATCAAACGCCCTTCAGACTCTTGAGGGCTTGAGCCAGGAAAGCTAGAAAGCGGGAACGGAATCGGGACGGGAGCCTGTACGCCCATCTTAGATTAGCATCCCACGCGATTGTGCGAATTCAATCGGGTCGCGAGCGCTCTTAGAGAGATTGCACGGCTCGCATAGGAGCTGGAGGTTGCGGGGCCAATTCGAGCCTCCCTTACTGAGCGCGATGATGTGATCCACGTGGCCCTTGCCTCCTAGTTTCGTTCGGCAGTCTGGCATAGCGCATCGGTCTTTCTGCGCAGCGCGGATGCGGGCGATGTCGCTCGCGGTGTGTGCGCCATCCGCATTGAATTTACGTGCGCGGCGGGTGTGGTCAATGGCGCGGACCTTGTCTGGATTAGATTTTTGCCACGCTCGCGTCGATGATATAGATTTTTCGGGGTTCCGATCACGCCACGCCTTTGCATTGACGCGCGAACGCTCACGATATTTCTCCGGCGCTGATTCCTTCTTTGCTCGGAGCCTTACGGCATTTTTCATCTGCCATTCCCGCGCATACTTGCGGGATTTTTCCAGAGAACCGGCATATTTATCCCGCGCTTTTTGACGAGCTTTTTCTGGGTCTGAAGCACGGCACCTTCCAACTTTTTCCCTAGCGCATACAACGCAATTCCGACTGAGTGTGAAACGCGCCGCGATATGACCATTTGGGCACGGGTTACCTGTGAAATAATGCTTCTTCCCCGTCTCCAGCGCTTCTTTGCGTATTCGGGGTAAATCGTCTAAATTGATGTCAGCCATTGGCCCGGTTCCTCGGGTTAGTGGTTAGAGGGCCGTTGCAGTTGACGCTGCTTCGGCCTTCGCTTTTATAGCATATTTTCTTTATAAATCAATACGAATATGTTCTTTGTTCTTCCCCGGTAGGTCTTCCTCGCGTCATTTGTTTGAGCGAGATCGCAGCCGTCCCCGAACCTGGCGGCGATCCCAACCCCGCAGAGATGAGCAGCCCAATGAAGTCCGCGCTCGCGCCAAACTTCGTCGCGCACTCCCCGGCGACAATTGCAGCCAAATCGATCAGCCACTCGCCCGGAATGTTCCCCGGATCCGCGACGTAGACGATTTCCAACGCGCCAAGTTTGCGGAATATCGCATCGAGGCGGTCGTTGACGTAATTGAAATCTTCGGGTGCAATCGTCTGGCCGGCCGCGATGACGCCGAGATTGGCAAGCGCCTCGGTGACGAGATCGCTCGCTGTGTAATACGGCGTCGAAACCATCAGGCCCTCCAGGGCAATTCAAAAACGCCATACCGCATCCATATTTCGGCCGTCTGGGCATCGCTCAAGCCCTCCGACAGCCGCATCTGGCGCAGCTTCGGCTCAATCAGAGTTCCGAGATAGGAGATGTCGTCGTGGCCGATTTCGCATTTCAGCCGGAGATCGCGATCTTGAGCCCAATTCTTAACGAGCTGCTCAATCGTCGAAACGCCTTCCATCCATCCGAGGACATGCCCGCGGTATTCCATCGCGTCAGTCGGCGCTCGGTTTGGGTTCTCTTGCGGCGCGTCATTGCCGACGCGGTAGAAGCGATTGGCGCGCGCCGCCTCGATGTGGTCTTTGTTCGCAACGCGAGTCGGGATGTTGGCAATGAATTCGACCCCCCGCCATTTGGTCTTAACCGGATCGCCTTCACCGGGGAGATAGGTCACAAATTCCTCGAAATCGTCTTGCATATCTGGTTCCTCGGTAATGGTGATGGAAGGCGGGAGATCAACTCTCGCCTTCCGAGGACGCCCTTTCGGCCAGGCCATTTTTACTGGTCGTCCGCTTTTGTCCAAGTAATAACGAAGGTCGTGGAGCCAGTCGTCGCCGCCGTGCCGGTCTGCGTATATTTCGCGTAGAGGGCAAGATATGCAGGAACTACGCTTGTCCCCGACGAACTGTAGGCTTTTTGGAGCGACGTATTCGCTGTCACCGCCACGCCGAGGCCGGCCGCTGTCGTCAAGTGAACGACGCCGGTCGCGATAGTGGTTGTGTTGTTGCTGACACACGCGGTTGCCGTGCCACAGTCCGCCATGAGTTCGTTGGCGCTCGCTTGCGTTACGCCAAGCGTGAGGACATTCGTCGTCGCAGCGTTCCACGCGGTGGTCGTGTCCGCATCAATCGCCAGGATGTAGGCGCTCGCCGGGATCGACGCGAACCAAATACCGTTCTTGATGTTTGGGTCGTTGAAGTTCACCGTTACGCGGGTATAGCAGACGTTCTGCGTGTATGAACAATAGCGCGAGGGGATGAGCTTGGTCCCCGCGTAGACCTGCGGATCGATCGTATAGGCGTAGGCCGAGATGATCGGCGCGAAGACAAACGCCATCGCAATGGCGAGCGCAGTCGCGAGTTTGTGGAAGTTTTTCAGCATGGATTTAACCTTTCGAGAGGTTGACTCCATAAAAACCTCCCCTTAGGGTGGTTTCTATGGAGGTGGAATATGGTCGAAATGTGGGCTTCTATCCCTGGATTTGTCGGGGTTTACGAGATTTCAGCCGAAGGCGAAGTGCGGCGCATCGCAACACATGGCGATAACCCACAAAAACTACGGCGGATAGTTCGCCCCCACCAGCGCAACAATTATCTCGCCATCGACTTGAGCCGGGATAATGAGCGCCATAGGGAATATGTCCACAGGATTGTTTGGTCAGCCTTCCGAGGCACGATCCCGAAAGGGGTCGAGATCAATCATATCGACGGCGATAAACATAACAACCGCCTAGATAATTTTGAACTCGTCACACGTTCCGCGAACATGAAACATTGCTTCAAGTTTCTTTGCCCTAGCCTAAAACGAGTTCAAGGCGTTGAGCATCACAAGGCCAAACTTACGCCTGACATTGTGCGAGAGATACGCCGAATGCGAGCGGACGGAGTTGATAGATCAACCATCGCCACCACATTCGGCATAACCAAGACCGCCGTCTATTACATAGACATCGGAAAGAACTGGAAGCATGTCACATAATGCTCTGATAACTATGTGTTATCAGGCGTCCGCGATAGCAGGGAAGAAGCCCGTGAAAACTCCCCACTCACGGAAGTTGTTGGCCGGGGTCAGCTTGGCGAGCTTGCCAATGCCGTAGGCCATCTTCAGGCCCGCGCCGCGAAGGAACTGATAATCATCCTCTTTCCTAAACGTCGGGGTTGGCATTTTGCCCCAGCACCAAGCCTGCGCCTGCTGACCGCACAGGAACGCCGGGGCGACCTGGACGTTGGCGGCGCCCGCCGTCTGATAGAAGACGGGGAGCCGCAGCGAAAGCTCCGGGATTTCGCGGATGATGATGCCGTTGTAGAGCAAATCGCCATCGACGAAGATCGGGTTCTTCATATACCCCTGTTGCTCGCGAGCGCGGGAGTTCTGATTCGCCGTCTTGATGTCGGTATCGTTCGCCAAGTCGCGGAACTGTTCCTGACCGACGAAGAGCACAAACCATTCCGTCCCATTCTCCTTCAGCTTGAACGGGCGAATGCGCGGGTTGGCCTTCTTCGCGCGACGCTTCATGGTCATCAAAATGGCGCCGGAGATGTTGTCCGTAACCGTGGTGATGTTCAGCATCGACGCGGTGAAGTTGCCCGCTGAGAGGTTCGCCGTGTTGGAGTGGCCGATCTGGATGCGGTCAGAATTGTCCGTAATCCAGGTGTTGCGCTGCGCCGCTGTGGCCGCGTCGAACAGCAATCCGTTGACGCGCTGGCCGTTGTTCGAGCCAAGGCCGGCTGGGGACGACTGCGACGGGATGGCGTAGAAGGCGTCGCAGATTTCGTCGCGCTGGAGTTCCTTGCCCCAATCGACGAGCATCGGCTTCGCTTCGGCGAAGAGATCGATGGAAGATTTCTGCTCTTCCGCGTTGTTGATGACGACGGCGTTGCGCGCCCAATCGATCCAAAGACGCATCCCGTAGTTGTCGAGAGCCTCTTCGTTGCCAACCATCGGCCCGGACGCAATGGCCTGAGCTTGAAGGCGGGCCATCAGCGGGACGTTGATCTGCTCGCCGCCGTTCTTGCCGCCCTTGTCGAGATCGGGGATCACGCGGATGATCGAATTGATGTCCGTCCCCATGTAGGGGCTGAACAGGTTTTCGCGCACGTATTCCCGGAAAATCTGCTTGCGGAATACGATGAGTTTATTATTAGCCTGAGTTACGGAAGCGGCCATAACCCTGTCCTTTCTGTTTGGTCGCGTCCATAGCCGGCGCTAGGGCCTTTCAGCCAACACGCTTGATAGAGGCGACTTAGGTTGTCCAAGCCGAACTGAATGTCGCGCTTTCCGATCCGTCATAAATTTCGAGATCGTTCGGAGCGCGCGCGTTGTTCCCGCCCGCCCGATTCAGGGACGCCGGGAGTTTGACGGTTGTGCGGGGCCTGCCGTTGTCGCCGGTCATCGCTTCGCCGCGGAGTTCGGCGACGAGCTGCTTGCGAAATTCCGGGTCTGCCATCAGCGCCTTGCGGGTGTCTTCGGCGATCTTGGCCTTGTAGGCCGTGGGATCGTCGCCGACTTCGCGAAGGGCCTCATTGCGCTTGTGCCACGTCACTACGGCCTCGCCGGGGTTCGGCGCGTCGATGAGGCGTTGCACAAGCTGGCGGTTGTCTGGGTTGTTGGCGTCGAGCGACTTCAGGGCGCCAAATGCCGCATCGAACGTCTCGCCGTGTCGTGTGCGAGACAACTCCATGCTGATGTTGATGCGCTGGTCCTTGATCTGCTGATTGACGGCGGCGAGTTTGGCGTCGAAGCCTTTTTGCAGATGGTTGATGAAAGCTGTCGGGTCTTCGAAAAGGTCGGGCGTGGCCTCTTCCGGCTTCGGTTGAAGCGTCTGCTGGCGTTGCGAAGCAATGAAGCCCTCGAATTTCGCATTGAGTTCGGCAATAGCTCTTTGAGCCGCCGTCTTCTCCGCGTCGAGTTGCGCCTTGAGCGCATCGCGTTCGGCTTGCGCCGCGCGCGTCTTCTCGGCCTCTTCACGCAAACGCCCGGACGGGACACGCCCCTGCGCTTCGTGAGCGGCTTCCTCGGTCTTCTCTTCGACTTTCGTCTCTGAGGTTTCCTCGGACTTTTCCTCTTCGCCTTCTTTGGCTTCCGACTCTTCGTCGGCTTCCTCGTCCTCGTCTTCGGGTTCTTTCTGCCCTTCGAGACCTTCGCCCATCGCTTCAATCGATCGGTCGCCGGTTTCGTCGAGCGTCAATTCCTCCTTGTCGAAGGCGTCGCCAAATACCTCGCGTTCCGTGCCAATTATCGCATCCCGAAGGATATCATCTGCTTTCGTCATTGGGGTTTCTCACTGTATCGCTGTGAAGCGGCGGGGCTTTTGCGTCTGCTCCGGTGAGACGTTGCGCCATATCGCGGATCGCTTGCGGCGGGATGACTTCAAGTCCCGAACTTGTGAGCCGTATCGTGGCTCGGACGATTCCTATTGCTGCGCAGGCGCTTGGCCTGGCGCGGCTGTCTGTTGCGGAGGCTGGAACAATGCCAGTGCCTCGGTCCAAATCTTGTGCTGCAACTCTGTGGCGTCGAGTTGCGTCTGAGCGCCGGCCTGTTGGCTTTCCGCGATGGCTTTCGACGCCAGCGCATCCGACTTGCGAGCGTCAGCGGCAGTTTTCGCGTTTGTGATCGCGGCGTGCTCTATCTGCAACTTATCAGCGGCCTGCTTCATCGCCATTTGCTGCGGTGTCGGCTGGGGCTGCATCATCTTCATGAGGCGCTGCTTCTCCGCGCGCGGGCCTGGCCACAGCTCAATGAGCACGGCGGGCGGGACCGCGCCAGGCGGCAATCCCTTGAGCATATCGAATAGGTCTTCGGTCAAAGACCCCGTGTCCGGCCCTTCCTCAAGCACAATGTCCACGTCCAACGCGCCGAGCGCATTGACAATCACCGGCCGCCCAAACTCATCGAGAGACATTGTGTTGAGTTGAACGAACGCCTTCTTTTGGTTTTCGTCGTCGGATATTCGAATCCACTTTTCCGAAGTCCAATGACGCTGCGCCGCGTTCCAAATCGCCCGATAGAGTTTCAGCTTCCATTGGCGATAATTGAGAATGAACGGCCCCAATTCGGCCATCCCAGGCTGTTGAAGCAGCTTGATCGCGCGGCCGGATATGTTCGCGATGGACGCGCCGGAGAGGACCGCCATATTGATGCTGGCAAACTGGTCGATCTCATTCGAGGCGCCGGTCGCCATTTCGCCGAAGACCGCCACGTCCTGCGGCTTGTCGTCTGGCTTCAGCATGCGGCCGGGATTGACCTCGATATAGCCGTCCGTCCGCGCCATTTCGATGCGGGTTCTCTCCACATCATCAACCGCGCCTTTGTCCGCGATGATCCGGCGCGAGTTGGCGATATGCAATTGCTTCGACTTGCTCTGGTTGAGCGAGTCCTGCGGCCCCTTCAGATTGCGGACGAAGCCGTAGCGGTCGCCGTCATGGTCCACCGCGACCGAGAACATATTGAATGATCGATCGCTCTTGCCGCGCTCGTCAAAGAATGGAGAAACGCCTTGGTCGAGGATGACGGTCGAGACATAGAATGCCCAGCACCATTTGCCTCGGTTCTTATACCAATGCTCAATGATGCGAACGCGCTGCGACGAAGTGATGACCCACTTATACTCGCGGTCGGCGTTCGTCGTGAGATCGCTGTCGCCTTCAATGAGCCCGCGAAGTTCGTCTTCCTTGTCAGGGAAAAGCTCAATCGCCTCATCGATATCGAACCACTTGCTTATGCCCTCATAACGAGCATCGGAAAAGTCGGCGCGATAGGACTTAGGGTCATAGAAATATTCGTCTCCAACCACCCACGCAAGGGCAATATCGACCTGCCCTTTGTCGTCCTTAGTCAGGACGCGCTGCACCCCGGCGACGCCATCAATCCCGGCCTGAAGCAAACACCAAGGATCAGTGCCTTTGAAGTCGTTGCCCTCAAGCACGTAGCGGATAACTTGCGTCGCGAGGTCGGCGCCCTGCTCGCTGCGGACGTGGCGGGGGAGAGCTCTCGGGTCGGAGCGGCCGCGCTCGACGACGCCGACAATTTGATTGATCTTGCGCGAGACGCGGTTCCATGTAAGCGGCGGCTGGCGGCGGCGGCGCATAGTATTTATTTGCTCAGGCGTCCAATGAGCTCCATGGTAATACCTTCGAGCATCTTTTTGTTCTTCGATTTCATCAATTTTTGTTGTTAAATAATCCAAAAACTGAGTTCTAAGCTTACGAACATCAAGAAACTGTTGCTTTTCTTCGTCAATATCCTGCGGTCTATTCTCTGGAGATTTGTCATTATTCTCGCGGGTGGCAACCTGCGGCGCCCATCGCGCACTGTCTCCAGACGCCGCTTGATCGTAAGCATTTGGCATGATTATACCAGCATCCCAAGAGATTGCGCGAACTCGACTGGATCGCGGTCAGCCTTCGACCAATTGCACGCCGGACAGCAAAGCTGAATATTGTTTCTTGTATTCATGCCGCCACGCGCCAATGGCATGATGTGGTCAACATGATAGTTCTCGCTCACATCAATCTTGCAATAGGCGCATTTGCCGTCTTGGGCCTTGAACAAAGCCTGCACATCCTCGGCTGTGTATGTCCCAGCGTCGGCAACGCGAGCCCGCCGCCTTCCGGCCCTAGCCCTGACTTTATCAGGATTGTCGCGCTGCCATTGAAGCGCGCGCTCAAGACCTTTTTCCTTGTGACGTCGGCCACGAATTCTATCTGTTTCTCTGACGTGTTCTCGATTGGCGTCACGCCCAGCCTTTTTCTGGAGACGGATCGCATCCT